CTAAATTCCTTTGTATTCTTGCAAAAACAGGTCCTTGTCTATTATCTCTAATGTTACTTGTGGCAAATTTCATTAACCTTGAATCATCATCAAAGTTTTGACCTGTCATTATACTAATTAAATTTGTTTCAACTTTCACAAATGAATTAGGATAACCATTGATTCTCGCTTGTCCATTATTTAAAAATCTAAGTAATGGTAAGGATGTATCGATATACTCCTCAAATTGACCAAGTGGATGTGTATATAAATTAGCATCTACCGCCACACCATAGTCTCTAGACCAAAATGTTTTCACATCACCTGGGTCAATGTTTGGCATTTCCCTTAGTGTTTGTACCGCATAGTTCGCACTAGTAAAAGTCTGAGGCCCATTAGGTACATTAAGAGTTCTAGCAATTAAGTAATCTCTAAAACCGTCCTTGGAGTCAGGAATTCCCGATTTGTTCCTACTGGTATCAAAATCTAAATAAGTTGGCATTTATGTTTTACTTTATAAATAGATGTTTTTTAATTTCTATATTATTATTATACTCTTTTAATTGTGGTAAACGGTCCATTATATTCATTTGGGTTCAACGCATCCATTATACTTTGAGGCCATCCTGGCATTTCTAATAATCCACCCGCTAATTTATTCATGTTAACATCTGACTTGAAGTTAATACTAAGTGTACTATCTTTATTCTGATTATTATTAGATGTAAGGTTTTCATTATTTTTACTTGGTGATGAAATATCAGCTTTAGTTGGTTTCAGTTTTTCACTTTTTCCTTTTTGAAGATATTCATCTCCTAATTCTTGAGCCTTTGATTTTATTCTTTCAACTTCCTTTCCCCCCTCACCTTTTCCTTTTAAAGCTAGACTTATAATATCATTTGCTTTAGCAATCTGATTGTCAACACCCCTTAAAGATGGATTTACCACTTTAGCAATTTGTATTTTTAACATGGCGTTAATCTCAGCAATATTTAACGCCATTTTTTGTGTTTCCGTATATTGTGCCTTTGCAATATCCTCTGTAGACATTTTTTTGAATGTCTCCTGATTTTCCAATAATATCTTTTTTTGATTTTCGGTTAATTCACTTAACGCAATTTCTTTTAACCCTCGGAATTGGTCTGACATATTTGATACATCAATAACCATTCTTCCACCTTTCATTCTCGAAATGTTCGTTAAAAATTCTTTTTGTTCAGGTTTTAAATCTAAACCTCTGGCCATCAATTCGGTCGCAGCTGCAGACCTTTCCGCTGAAGCAATCGCACTATTGGATAGTTCTTTATAATCAATACCAAGTTCTTGAGCCAATGCTCTTGCTTTTCTTAAATTAACACCCGTAAGTTCAAATTTACCTTGTTCTTTATTATATGTTGCCAAAGAACCCGCAACACCAATTAAAGCATCTTGTAATCCCTCAACATTATTTGTTGCCATATACATAAGTTTTAATGGGTCATTGAAATCTCCAATTGCCCCACCAATTGCTTGTAAATTAGCAGATAAATTTATCGCTTTATCTGGGTCAAAAACATCCTCAGCAATTTTAAAAACACTATTCATGTTCATTCTAAACTCAACTGATTTTTGAACCATTCGATTTAAACCTTCAACACCTTTAGAAAAACCAAATTCATTAATTCTACTAATATTTTCTGCCGTTTCTTTAACTACTTTTCTGGCGTTTAATCCTAACCTTAGTGATGATTCCCCACCTTTTTCAATTGAATCTATTGTATTTTCGGCAGATATACCAACCAATTCATATTGTCTGAAATAACTACCTAATGTTCCCATATCCTCAACGAACGCTCTTGAAACAGATGGTAATTTCCCCATTACTTCAGAACTAAATGATGATAACCTTCCGGTTTCCATCATCATTTTAATTACGGTATTTGAAACATCTTCTAATTCATATCCAAATGCGGCTGCGGGTTGAATAGTATCTCTAATGTTATCCCTTAGAGCTTGTGACATATCACCCGATATACTAAGAGCAGAATTTACATCATTGTGTAATTTTACTTGTTCCTTTAATATATCATTTGTTGCCTCCATTTCAGCATTATGATTTATCTATTATATTTTTAACACCTCCAGTTACCGTTGAACCTTTACTAAAAAATCCTTTAATAACATCTGACACGGTTTCTATTATCGCGGATGGTTCAATTCTAGAACCTCCCGTAGTATAACTTTTTACCGAAGAACTAAAATTTTGAATAGTGGACATTTTATCTATTACCTCACTATTTTTTGTGTCAGTTGCGTTTGTTTTTGATAATGGGGAACTATAACTTCCCCATGCATTTTTAAAGTCATTAAAATTAAAGGTGCCCCCTTCTTTTTTCAATGCATCATCATATGCGGCTCTAAACGCATTTTCACTAAGACCACTTTTAAATTTACTAATATCTGGCATACCTATAAATAGATTAAGTTTTATTTTCTATCTCAATAAGATAGTTTATATAATACCTTCTAATGTAGATAGGCATACCCATAATATCCCCATAGGAGAATCCTCTTTTTACTAAGAATAAAATTTCGTCTAATTGACCTTTTTTATAATCCGTAGAAAGGGCGAAAAAACTCTACCCCGAACCCAATTTCAACTTGGGTTTTGTCTCCTGACGGGGTGGTTACTTCTCTTTTTAGGTCTAAACTTGGTTTGTTTTCTTTAATGAATTTTCTAAAATCTTGTGAATCTTTGATTGGTAATTTTTCAATGAAGTTTCTAATGTTCATCATATCTTTATTACCTGCCACGGATTTAATCATCATTTCAAGTTGTTTTGTTACAATTGGTGGTACACCAACTCCATTCCAACTTTTTTCAATTTCATCAATTTCTTTTTGTTGTTTTGGGGTTAAGAATTTAAATGTAATTTCAATATTTGATTTTGGCATAACATATTGAAATTCTCCATTAGCATCCGGTTCAAGTTTAAATTCTCTAAATGATATTTCACTTAAATCAACAATAGATGTAAATTCTTTATCTGTTTTTGGGTCATTAAGATAAAACGTATATTCAGGACCAAAAGCGGTACTTCTTAAAAAGATTAAAACCGCCTGTTTATCTTCATCCGCAATTTCGTCAACAATAAAATCCTTATCTAAAATTTTTCTTTTTAGTAGTTCATCTATTACACTATTATTTTGAATTAAATTTTGTGCGGATAAAATATTTTCATCCGAAGCGGTTAAATACCCAACCCTTAGTGATTTCTTTTTGTTTGCATAATGAATACCCCTTGAAGGTAATTCCACAACATCATATTGTATTGTGGGGTCAATTCTATATTCTTCCATAAATTTGTTTTATTTATAACTATATCAATTTACGAAACTTTAATATAAAAGTAAAGGTCTTCCATATGGAAGACCCTTAATAGTATAAATAGACATTTGTATTTTGGTAAAATACCGATAATAATATTAGTAAACTTGAATACATCTATCCATACGTAAAGACGCAGTGATAGTTGCAACATCGTCTCTTGAATAATCAAGTTCGTTAAAGTTCAAGTCAGTTAAGAATGTTCCTTGAAGAATCCATTTCTCAACAACAACTCCCGTTGGGTCTAACATTTCCAATTCAATGTCTTTCTTATAACCAGCAGCATAACCCATACGACCTGTTACAGACTCCGCATGTAAACGGAACCATTCCATCAACGCTTGTGACGCTGAAGGTCCAATTGGGTCTTTAAATGTTACTCTTAGTTCATTCCATTCGAATCTACCAGCAACATAAGTTGATGTATTGATGAATGGTATTGCTACTGAATTGATTTTTGCGCTTGGTCTAGCCGTTGATGCCACATACCATTCGTTGATACCCAATGAAGAAGGGAATCTAAGTATGAAACGGTTAACTCTTTTCGGTTCGTATGGAACCGGCATTTTCATTAATAAATCTGCCATGTCTATATTTTGTTTTTAATTTTTTTTTATTTACCTTACCTATAAATATACAACTATTGAAAAATAATTTTTTTTTACGAAATACTTGATTATGTCAAAAAAATTTCGTATTTTTTCCTATACTAGTAT